GGTTAACATGATGTTATATCGAACGCAAGAAGGGCCACACGATGGACTATGACATGAACAATATGGCCTCCGAGCTCGAGGCAGAACTGAACCCGGACGTGATGGACGAGACCGTGCTTCAGGGCATAGTCGGCCGCGAGATCGACGACGCCGTCGACTACATTGACAACTACATCAGCCCCGACCGGGCGCTGGCCACGCAATACTATCGCGGCGAGCCGTTCGGCAACGAGGAGGACGGGCGCAGCCAAGTCGTCAGCATGGACGTGCGCGATACCGTAAATGCGATCATGCCGTCGCTGATGCGCGTGTTCCACGGCTCCGACGAGAGCGTGTCCTACATCCCGACTGGCCCCGAGGACGTCGAGAACGCGGAGCAGGCGACCGACTACGCCAACTTTGTGCTAAACCGCGACAACAACGGATTTCTGGTTATGTATAGCGCATTCAAGGACGCGCTGATCCGCAAGGTGGGCATCGTCAAGTGTTTTTGGGAGGACAAGACCGAAGTCGAGACGTTTAACTTGACTGGCCTCGACGACGCCGCCCTGTCGGCACTCGCGGCAGATCCAGACGCTGAAATTACGGTGCAAAACTCCGAGACTGTCGGCGAGCCACAGATCGACCCGCAGACCGGTCAATTTATTATGCCGCCCATGGTGCACGACGTCACCGTGGAATATGTGCGCCCAGATGGCCGCATCCAAGTGGAGGCCGTGCCGCCGGAGGAGTTCCTGATTTCTCGCGCCGCCAAGTCAATTTCGGACGCGTCATATGTCGCGCACCGCCGGGTCATCACGGTGTCCGAGCTGGTGTCCATGGGCTACGACGAAAAAGACGTCGAAAATATGGCGTCTTCATACGACGACATGAACCTGAACGTCGAGCGCTACACTCGCAACCGAGCTTTAACTAACGACACAAACGCCCGACAAGACAAGGCGATGCGAAAGGTGCTATACGTCGAAAACTACATCCGCGTCGACTACGACGGCGACGGCATTGCGGAGCTGCGCAAGATCTGCACCGCCGGCGACGCCAACAAAATTTTGCGCAACGAGGCGTGCAGCATGGCCCCGTTCGCGTCGTTCTGCCCCGAAATGGAGGCGCACGACTTTTTCGGGTCCAGCCTCGCCGACGCCGTCATGGACATCCAGCGGATTAAGTCCAACGTCATGCGCAGCACACTGGACAGCCTGAGCCAGAGTATCAATCCGCGCGTCGCGATCGTCGAGGGGATGGTCAATTTAGAAGACGTCATGTCGACCGAGAATGGCGCCATTATTCGCCAGCGTTCGCCCGGTCAGGTGCAGCCAATGACGATGCCATTCGTCGGACAGGCGGCATTCCCCGTGCTGACGTACATGGACGACGTCAAGGAGGCCCGCACAGGCATCTCCAAGGCGTCAATGGGCTTAGACGCAGCAGCACTCCAAAGTTCGACTGCCGGCGCTGTAAACGCCACTGTGGCGGCCGCACAGCAGCACATCGAGCTAATCGCGCGCGTCTTCGCCGAGACTGGCATGAAAGACTTGTTCAAGATCATGTTGCAGCTCATTACCACGCACCAAGATCAGGCCCGCATGGTCCGCCTGCGCAATAAATTCGTGCAGATCGATCCACGCGCGTGGGACGCCAACATGGACGTCTCGGTGAATGTGGCGCTGGGCCGTGGATCCGACACCGAGCGGATGATGATGCTGCGCCAGATTGGCGAAATGCAGAAGGAGGCCATGGCCACTCTGGGCCAAATGAACCCGCTGACCGACATCGGCAAGCTGTCCAACACGCTCAAGTCTATGACCGAGCTGGCGGGCTTCAAGGACACGTCGCAGTTCTGGAGCGACCCGGCCGACTTCCAGCCGCCGCCACCAGACAACAAGCCCGACATCAACGAGCAGTTGATCCAAGTGCAAATTCAGCAGATCCAAGCGGACATGCAGAAGAAGGCCGCCGAGCTTCAGTTGAAGCGCGAGGAGATGATTATGGAGGACGACCGCAAGCGCGACGAGCTCGAGGCCGACCTCTACGTCCGCGCCGAAGAGATGGAGGCCAAATACGGCACGCAGCTCAACGTCGAGAAGATCCGCTCCGAGATGGCTATTAACCGCGAAGTATTGCGCGGACAGGTTGACGTGATCAAGGAGGGCGCGCGTGAAGACTAAGCAACAGATCATCGACGACGGGAACCAAGCGGCCCGCCTGATGAAGGACACCGATCTCAACCGTTTTATGGACGAGATCGAGCAGCATTGTTGGCAGGAGTTCAAGGGAACTGCCGCCAGCAACCGTGATGGCCGAGAGGCCATTTACATGAAATTGCGCGGCGTCGAATTTGTTCGACAAGAGCTGCGTGCAATGGTGGACAATGGCTCTATTGAAAACAAATCAAAATAGAGGCATAATAGGAGAGTAAGCTATGACGGAAAGCAACACCCCGAAAGGGACTGGTTTGTCACAAGCACAAAATGCAATCAGCGCGATGTTAGCACCCCCAGTGGATAATGCTCCAGAGCTTGATGCGCTACAGGCCGAAAACACGGAAGTCGTGGACGAGGCCGAAATGCTGGATGACGCGGACGAGGGGCAATCCCTTAACGCAGAGGCCGGCGATCTTGACGGCGATGAATACGATGACGAGGACCAAGACCAATCTCAAGATTTTGACATCATGGCGACTACAATCGACGTGGATGGCGAAGAGATCACGGTCGAGGGGCTCAAAAGCGGATTTCTGAGGCAGAGAGATTACACCCGAAAGACGCAGGCGCTGTCTGAGGAGCGAAATGCTCTTACTGGACAGGTTGCTGAGTTGGACCGGGAACGTGCACAATACGCTGAGATGCTGCCGCGACTTGCACAGCAGATACAGCAATCGGTAGAGGCCGAGCCAGATTGGGATACTCTGTATGACACGGACCCCTCTTTGGCCGCGAAGGCTGAACGTCAATGGCGGAAACAGTTAGAGCAGAAGCAAACGCAGATGCAGGCTGTAACGCAAGAGCAGGCGAGAATGCAGCAGTTGCACCAACAGCGGCTGCAACAGGCAAAATCGCAGTTTGTGGACCAGCAGCGGGAGGCACTCCCCGACCTGATCCCCGAATGGAGAGACACGAAGGTGGCGGCACAAGAAGCCGGCGAAATTCGAGACTTTTTGCTTACTTCCGGCTTTCAGGAGCAGGACATTGAGGAAATGAACAGCGCAATGGTCGTCAAGATGGCCAGACTGGCAATGCTACAGTCGCGTGGAGCAACTCGAGCTGATAAGGCTAAAGCTAAGCCTAAGCCAGCGAAGGGCGGCAAGACGTTACGGGCAGGGTCGCGCGGCACGCAACCGAAACCGAGAAACAGTGCACTAGAAGCGCAACAGCGCGTAATGAAAACCGGCAGCGTCACTGACGCCGCAGCCGCAATTAGAGCATTGCTATAGGAGCATGAAATATGACTATCATCGCAAACACCTTTACGTCTTTTGACGCTAAGGGCATCAGGCAGTCACTTGCGAACGTGATTGCAAACATCGCCCCCGACGAAAGCCCATTCACGAGCAACGTCGGATCAGAGAGCGTGGCCAACACGTTCTTCGAATGGCAGACAGACAGCCTGTCAGACGTAGACGTCACACCAGTCATCGACGGCGACGACGTGGCCTCGTTTGACGCCACCAACCCCACAGTGCGCATCGGGAATTATACGCAAATTCGCCGGCGCTCCATGATCATTGCGGACAACCTCGGCTTCCAAGATTTGGCCGGCCGAAATGACGAGGTCGCATACCAATTGGCCAAGCGTGGACGCGAAATAAAGCGCGATTTGGAGACAATCTACACCGGAAACACAGCTCGCGATCCGGGTTCGGCTTCACAGGGCCGCGTAACAGCCGGCTTGGGCGCGTGGATCTCAACCAACGTCGACAAAGCTGCCGACGGCACCAACCCCACCGCCGTTGACGGTACAGACGCTCGCAACGACGGCACCGCGCGGGCATTTACGGAGACTATGCTCAAGAACGTGATGCAGAAGGCATACACCGCCGGCGGCAACCCATCGATATTGATGGTTGGTCCCTACAACAAGACAGTGGTGTCGACCTTTACCGGTATCGCTGCTCAGCGCTTCCAAGCGCCATCTGATGGCCCTACTACCATCATCGGTGCTGCTGATATTTATATGAGCGATTTTGGGAGCTTAACTGTGGTGCCGAACCGTTTCTCTCGTGAGCGTGACGCCTGGTGCCTCGACCCTGAGTACGCATCCGTCGCGACACTACGTCCGATCCAAGCAATTGATCTTGCCAAGACCGGTGACGCCGACAAAAAAATGCTAATTTCAGAATCCGGCGTGATGATGAAAAATGAAGCGGCTCACGGCTTGATCGCTGACTTGACTATCGCTGCACCTTAAAAAAAGTGGGGCGGCTTCGGTCGCCCCATTTACCTTTGGAGGGTAAAATGAAAAGACTTTTTAGCCGCGACGAGGCAACCGGAATTACCAAGTGGTGGCACGTCAAGGGAAATGGCGAGTACGTCGTCGAGACGGTGCAGGAAACCGACGCAATCCTGAACGCAAATAAGCGGGCGTTTAACGGCGCCGCGAAGGGCTGGGGCGAAAATATGAACAGGGTGGCCTCGATCCCCCTTTCAGTGTATTATGAATTGAAGCGCAAGGGGATCGCCGACGATCCTGTCCTCTTGAAGAAGTGGATGAACGACAGTGACAATCGGGCGTTCAGAACCAGAGGCGGAACGCTATGATTTGTCCAAATATTTATAGATTTATTGTTTTAGGAGTTTAGCGATGCCGCTTACAACATACGCTGAACTGCAAGACGCGATTGGGAGTTGGCTAAACCGAGATGATTTAGTCCCCACAATCCCCATTTTCATTGACGCTGCCGAAGCTGAGATGTCTCGCACGGTGCGACACTGGCGGATGGAGAAGCGGTCGACCGCTGACTTGACCACGCAATACAGCGCTCTGCCGTCTGACTTCTATGAGCCTATCCGACTGAGCTTAACCAGCGGCACCACATATCGCCTAGAGCTTGCCGGTCAGGCGGAGATGATGGACCTCAGACAGCGCGGAGACAATGTCACCCGCCGCCCGAGGTACTATGCCATGACCGACGGCTCAATCGAGGTATTCCCCACACCAGACAGCACCTACACGCTGGAAATGGTTTACTATTCAAAGATCGTACCGTTGAGCGCCGACAACGCGAGCAATTGGCTACTGGAATATTTTCCCGACGCGTATTTGTACGGAGCGTTAATGCACAGCGCCCCGTTTTTGGGCGAGGATAATCGGTTGGCCGTCTGGTCAACATTGTACGGCAACGCTATTAATGCTATCAATGCAGATAGTGACAAGGCTAAATTTGGCGGGTCAGGCCACCGCATGAAAATCAGGAGCTTCTAAATGGCAACTTTAAATGATCGAGTGTTCGACAACGGTTTGACCGTTTTGGATACAGAGGGCAATCGCGTAGACATATGCTCTCAGGAGCCGACGACTTATGCGGCGGCAACCAGCACTTACACGCTGGGCAACGAGACTAGCATTAGCGTCTCAGCTCCGGCTGATGCCTCGCCGAATGGCCGCAAGGTTACGCTGGCTGCAATTTCTGGCGCGTCTGTAACTGGCACCGGTACTGCCACGCACAACGCAATTGTTGACACGCGCAATAGCCGCTTG